CCTGTTTTATATAAACACCTAGGAGTCCCTACCCCCCATATTATTTTTTTCAAATTTAGGGTTGCTTTTTCTGTGAAGGGGGTGCAATATGTTAAAATCTTGTAGTTTCTATACCCAGTACATACCATATATCTAGTATCCACTTAATAAGTGCCTACCTTGTATGTACTTATTAAGTTTTTAAAATAAAAAGTATCTACTTATTAGGTATATACTACATATTAAGTATGAATAAGAATGTACTGAGTAAAGTAAAGAACCTATCTTCTCTGCAAAAGCAAGAATTGTTAGTTCTGTTAGAAGAACTGGAACAAGCAAAGAGTAGAGAGAAATGCCATGATGACTTTATGACCTTTGTTGGAGAGATGTGGTCAGCTTTTATTCATGGAAAGCATCACGAGATAATGGCTAATGCGTTTGAGAGAGTCGCTAATGGCGATTTAAAGCGTTTGATTATCAATATGCCCCCCAGACACACCAAGAGTGAGTTCGCTTCGTACCTATTGCCTGCATGGTTTCTAGGTAAGTACCCAGATAAGAAGATTATCCAGACGGCTCACACCGCAGAATTGGCGGTTGGCTTTGGTAGGAAGGTCAGGAACTTAGTCAACAGTCCAGACTACAAGGCTGTGTTTCCTGATGTCAGTTTGCAATCAGACAGTAAGGCTGCTGGTCGTTGGAACACTAATCAAGGCGGAGATTACTTTGCGATTGGTGTCGGTGGTGCGGTTACGGGTAAAGGTGCAGACCTACTTATCATTGATGACCCTCATTCAGAACAAGAAGGTGCTAGTGCGGACATGAATGTCTTCAATCGTACCTACGAGTGGTACACATCTGGTCCAAGACAGCGTTTACAGCCTAATGGTGCAATCGTTATGGTGATGACAAGGTGGCACAATAAAGATTTAACAGGTCAAGTTGTTGACGCAAGTATAAAGCGTGGTGGTGCAGACCAATGGGAAGTCATAGAGCTTCCTGCAATCATGCCTTCTGGAAACCCTTTATGGGGTGAATTCTGGAAGATGGAAGAATTACAAGCATTGAAAGCGGAGCTACCTAACAGTAAATGGATGGCTCAGTACCAACAAGACCCTACTTCAGAAGAAGGGGCGATTGTTAAAAGAGAGTGGTGGAAAGTATGGGAAGGAAGAGAACCACCCGATTGTGAATTTGTTATTCAAAGTTGGGACACGGCTTTTTTAAAGAATCAAAGGGCTGACTACTCTGCATGTACGACATGGGGAGTTTTCTACAAAGAAGATGACGAAGGAATGATAGTTCCTAACCTTATACTTCTAGATGCCTATAAAGAGCGTTTAGAGTTCCCTGACTTAAAGAAAATGGCTTTCGAGAAGTACAACGCCTATAAGCCTGATGCGTTCATTGTAGAAGCAAAAGCTGCTGGCTTGCCTTTAATCTTTGAATTAAGAGCAATAGGAATCCCTGTACAAGAATACACACCCAGTAGAGGTAACGACAAAATATCAAGAGTGAATGCAGTATCTGATTTGTTTGCTTCAGGAATTGTACACGCTCCTGCAACCAGATGGGCTGAAGAAGTAGTTGAAGAATTTGCTGGATTCCCTAATATGGAACATGACGATTTAGTTGATAGCACTACGCAAGCTCTGTTAAGATTCAGACAAGGTGGTTTTATTCCTTTGCATTCAGATGAGGAAGATGAGCCTTTGGAACATAACCGAACTGCAAATTATTATTAGGATATTAAATGGCAATAGAAAGACAACCAGCTACACCTATAGACGGATTAATAGAACAAGAACCTGAAGAAGAAATGACTATAGCAATAGAAAATCCAGAATCAGTTGCTATAGACACTGATGATGGTGGCATGATTATTGATTTTGATCCTAATGCTACAGAAGCAGGCGATGAAGACTTTGATTCTAATCTTGCAGAGTTTATGGATGACAAAGTTTTACAACAACTAGGTGGAGAATTAATAAGTTCTTACAGCGGAGATAGAGAATCTCGTTCTGATTGGGAAGAAACTTACACTAAAGGTTTAGATCAATTAGGTTTAAAGATAGAAGAAAGAACGCAGCCTTGGGCAGGTGCATGTGGCGTATTCCATCCTATGTTAAGCGAGGCTGTTATACGATTCCAATCCCAATCCATAACAGAGATGTTTCCTGCTCAAGGACCTGTAAGAACTAAAATAGTTGGTAAAGTAACAGAAGAAAAAGAAAAACAATCCCAACGAGTAGAAGATTACTTAAACTATTTACTGACACATCAAATGTCAGAGTACAGAACAGAAACAGAAAAGATGTTATTTTCTTTACCTTTGGCAGGTTCTGCTTTTCGTAAAGTTTATTTTGATCCTAGTTTAGACAGACCATGTTCTATATTTGTACCAGCAGAAGACGTAGTGGTTAATTATGGGGCTAGTGATTTAGAAACCTGTGAACGTGCTACTCATGTAATGCGTAAGTCTTCTAATATTATTAGAAAAATGCAAGTCAATGGATTTTATAGAGACATAGAAATACCAGATGGTTCGCAAAACACTTCTGATATTACAAAAAAATACAACGATATAACAGGCGAGTCTGATACTTATAACTACGATAAAAGTCATACAGTATTAGAAATGCAAGTAGATTTAGATTTAGAAGGGTATGAAGATACTGATGAATCAGGTGAGACAACAGGTATAGCTATACCTTACGTTGTAACGATTGATTTCCCAAGTGGAATTATACTGAGTATTCGTAGAAACTATTACGAAGATGATCCTAAGAAAATTAGAAGGATGCATTTTGTACATTATCAATACCTTCCAGGATTAGGATTTTATGGCTTTGGTTTAATACACATGGTTGGTGGATTAGCTAAATCAGCTACATCTATACTAAGACAGTTAGTAGATGCTGGTACTTTATCTAACCTTCCTGGTGGTTTAAAAGCAAGAGGCTTGCGTATAAAAGGCGATGATACCCCAATCATGCCTGGAGAGTTTAGGGATGTTGATGTTCCAGGTGGAGCTATAAGAGACAACATTACTTTCTTACCATACAAAGAACCATCAGGAACTTTATATCAATTACTACAAAATATAGTAGAAGAAGGCAGGCGTTTTGCTAGCATATCTGATATGAAAGTATCTGACATGAACAGCCAAGCACCAGTAGGAACTACACTAGCTTTGTTAGAAAGAAATCAAAAAGTAATGAGTGCAGTACAAGCAAGGCTACACGCATCCATGAGAAAAGAATTTGATATATTAGTAGGGATTATTAAAGATTTTACTGAACCTTCTTACCCATATGAAACAGATGAAGAAGAATTTATTAAAGCAGAAGACTTTGATAATAGAATAGACGTATTGCCTGTATCTGATCCAAATGCAGCAACTATGGCTCAAAGAATTATGCAGTATCAAGCTGCAATGCAGTTAGCACAAACATCTCCTGAAATGTACGACTTACCAGAATTACACAGACAGATGCTTAATGTGTTAGGCATAGAAGACGTACAAGATATTATTCCTGATACGGATAATGTACAGCCAGTTGACCCTGTAACGGCAGTACAAAATCTAATTAATGGCATACCTGTACAAGCCTTTATAGAACAAGACCATGAAGCACACATTGCCGTAGTAGTTTCTGCCCAACAGAATCCTGAAATGCAAGCACTTATAGAGGAAAGTCCTAATGCTCCTTCTATAATGGCTGCTGGTTCAGCTTATGTTAATGAACATTTAACAATGAAATATAAGAAAGAAGTTGAACGTGAAATGGGTGTTGAATTGCCACCTCAAGGTGAGCCTTTGCCAGCAGATGTAGAAAAACGTATATCCAGTCTAGTAGCGGAAGCAGCAGAAAGAGTTCTAGGAACTGCACAAAATAAAGCTGCTCAAGAAAGAATACAAGAACAACAAAAAGACCCATTAATAATAGCTAAAGAAAGAGAGATGGCTGTTAAAGAAGGCGATTTACAACGTAAGATAGAAGAAGATAAAGCTAGATTACAACTAGATGCAGCTAAAGCAGCTAATAGAGATGAAATAGAAAAAGAACGTATTAAAAATCAAACAGAAATTGCTGGTGCTAGAATAGGACAACAAACTGCTAGCGATTTGCTTGCAAATAAACAAATAGAAGATAAAGCCGAAAGAGAAGAATATGAAAAAGGTATTGACATAGGTTTGAATATAGGAAAAGATATCACTAAGAATGAATAATGATATCACACAGCTATCACTTTCAGAACATATGAAGTTGAAGTTGCGTGGTATGATGAATGAACATGCTGACCATATGAGTACAGGAGCTTGTAAAGATTTCTCCGAGTATCAAAAAATGGCTGGTATTGTCGAGGGTTTAGCCCTTGCAGAGAGAGAACTTTTGGATTATGTCCAAAGGAACTTAGAAAAATAGGAACTCGACTCCTAAAGTCGTGCAAAATATGAGTAATAAAAAAGCAATAAAATTACCTCAACCAGAAAGTATTAAAACTCCTATAGTGGATGATGAAGTTAAAAGTCAACTGCCTGAACCTAAAGGCTGGAAGATTCTAATTGCAATGCCTACTGCGGAAGAAAAAACTGAAGGCGGTATTATTAAAGCATCCACAACAGTAAAAGACGAAGAAGTAAGCAATATTTGCGGATTTGTTTTAAAACTTGGACCAGAATGCTATAACGATACTAAAAGATTTCCTAGCGGAAATTGGTGTAAAGCTGGAGATTGGGTAGTATTTAGAGC